TTCCCAAGCTGAGGGTCGCGGGTTCAAGTCCCGTATCGTCCACGATGCAATTGCATATTTTTACCTGAAGAGCGGGAGCCGTACCTACCCGTATAAACGTAGCCATGTTAGAGACTTCAAGGCAGTGAAGCAGAGAACAATTTGTTAGATAATAATTTAACCCAAAGCCGCTGGAAAGGACAGCGTGAGGTGGAAGCCCTCTTTTATATGTTATATTCTATATCTTCATTTATCCCGGTGTGTCCTGACCGACTATCCGGGAACAAAGCCCGTGAGAGTGAATTTCGAATCACATAAATGAAACTTAATGCGGGCCGCCTCACGGGATGGGGTGGCTATAACACGCATAAAACAACCGGGTTTCCCAAGAGTTCAGAAAACTGATCTTCGTCGGGGAGGGTTCGATACCCTCATGCGTGACGTCCGTGAGGATAATTGTATTTTTCATAATAATAGATTAAGATGAGAAAAGTCCACCGTACAGCGGTACGGTGGCAAAACGGAGAAATGGCGAAATAGGCAGACGCACCATTAGATGACAGGAAGGCCAACCTTGGATGTGGCGGACCTGGCAACTCATCCCGGTTCGAATCCGGGTTTCTCCACCATGAACCTGTGAAGGCCTGACTAGTAGTTTTATCGCATTTATTTTATGTTTGTGATTTCGGTGCATGGTCTGTGAAGATAGTGCACCTTTTTGCCGGTTTACAAACATGCTATTAGAATTATAAATTGTATCAGCATATTGGCTGATTGTATTATATACCCCAAAGAATCCCTCTTCGGGGTTGCTATCCAAGTTCATCATCAGGAACGGGAAGCTGGAGAGTAAAATTGTATTCTTTGGCTTTTCCATTCTCCTAATTCTTTGGGAAAATGGCGATAAAATGGCGAAGATTCTGTTTGCCAAACTTGTCAACAAAAGATAACTTTATAGATGTAAACAACTAAAAGTCAAACCAATAAAATTAAATTATGGCTGCTAAAAAAGAAGAAAAAGCACAAGGAAGTCAAATCAGAACATTATTGGCTTCCGAGATTGAATGCAGAGTCGGCACGATGAAGCAGAACGGCTGTTCCCTCCTGCTCTATAAAGATGCCCGTGTTGATATGCGTATGTTGGATGAGGTCTATGGTCCAAACAACTGGCAGCGTAGCCACGAACTGATAAACGGAAACCTGTTCTGCACGATATCTGTCTGGGACACTGATAAAGGCGTATGGGTAAACAAACAGGATGTGGGTACGGAGTCCAATACCGAGAAGGAGAAAGGACAGGCGTCCGATGCCTTCAAACGCGCCGCTTTCAACTGGGGAATCGGTCGTGAGCTTTACACGGCTCCCTTTATTTGGATAACGTTGGATTCCTCGGAAGTATATGAAAAAACCGGCTACAATGGCTCCAAGAGTTTTGGAACAAATGCCAAGTTCAACGTACAGTCGATTGAATACAACCAGCAGCGTGAAATCTCCAAACTGGTGATTGTTGACGGCAGAGGTGACGTAAGATATGTTTTCGGTGAAGTGAAAGAGAAAGTGAAAGAACAGGCACCTGCCAGAACCGTGCCTAGAAATCCGGCACAGGCTCCTGCCGCTTTTACCGGTGCGCAACTGAAACAGGCAGTTGATGAGATGAATGCCTGCAAGTCACGGGCGCAGGTCCTGTCTGTCTGGAAAAGATACACAGTCATGCAGAACAATAACGAGTTTCGTAACGCCTGTATTGAAATGGGCAAAAAATATCCTGAAAAGAAATGATAAAATTAGTAAAGTCCCCTGTGGTTTTCAATGAAGAGAACCACACCTATTTTCTTGGAGAGAAACAGCTCCGGGGAATTACCGGTATGATCAGCCGGCAGTTGTTTCCCGACAAGTACAAAGGCGTTCCCGACCATGTGATGAGGCGTGCGGCCGACAAGGGCAGCCGCATCCATTCACAATGCGAATTTGTAGACTCGACAGGATTCGAGCCTGAAAGCATCGAGGCGGAGAACTATTTACGTGAGCGCATGAATGCCGGATATGACGCGCTGGCCAACGAATACACAGTATCCGATGAGGAGTACTTCGCATCCAACATCGACTGTGTATGGGAAAAGGAAGGTGAGATCAGCCTGGCGGATATCAAGACCACTTACCGGATAGACAAAGAATCCCTTAGCTGGCAGTTGTCCATATACGCATACCTCTTTGAGAGGCAGAATCCCGGACTGAAAGTCAGAAACCTGTACGGGGTCTGGCTCCGTGGAGACAAGTCCGAGCTTATTCCTGTTGAGCGCAGGTCTGATGAAGAAGTAATGCGCCTCATGGAATGCGAAGTGAAGGGTGAGAAATACCTTTCCACAGAAATAGCACCTGCCGGAAACCTGCAGTTGATGACTGCGGCGGCTGTACAAATGCTTATTGATATCCAGGAAGAGCTGGATTTTGCCAAGGAACAAAGCGAACAGATGAAGGAAGGACTGAAAAACGCCATGATAGAGAATGGGGTGAATGTATGGGATGCCGGACGACTGCGTGCTTCCGTCACTCCCGCCACAACAGGCAAGTCATTCGACACCAAGGCATTCCAGACTGACTATCCGGATTTGTATTCAAAGTATCTGAAATCTGTCGAAAAGAAAGCATCTATTCGTATAACCATAAGAAAGGAGAAAGAAAATGAGTGTGAATAAAGCAATCCTGTTAGGACATCTCGGAAAGGATCCCGATGTCAGATATCTTGAGGGCGGTGTCGCCGTCGGCCAGTTCTCTCTTGCCACGACCAAGCGCGCACAGACTTTGCCAAATGGCACACAAATTCCCGAACGTACCGAATGGCATAATATCGTAGTATGGCGTGGTATTGCCGAAACAGCCAAGAAGTATCTTCATAAAGGGGATAAGGTATATGTCGAAGGCGAAATCAGAAGCCGGTCGTTTGAAGACAAGAACGGTGTCAGGCATACTGTCGTTGAGATATTTGCAGAAAGCATGGAGATGGTAACTGTCAAGCGGCAGACACAACATGCCAGTTCCGATGATGAGTTGCCCTGCTGATGGAAGCCACTATTATAAAGAAAGACGGTAAAGCAACTCTTGACAAACCGTTTGAGTTCATGCTAAGCCTGCTGAGAAATGGGGAATATACCCTCACCATCAAACGCAAGACCAAGCCCCGTACCCTCAACCAGAATGCCCTCATGTGGCAATGGTTCCGATGTATCGGGGCCTGTTTTAGGGAATACACAGGAGAGGAATATTGGAGCACCGCTGACGGTGTGCAGGACATACATGATCTCTACTGCAAGAAATTTCTGAGCAAACAGGTGACCATAGGTGGAAAGACCGAAACCATATCCCGTGGCACAAGCAAGCTGAATACCTTGGAAATGACAAACTTCATGGAAAGCGTGAAGGCTGATGTCAACAATGATTTTGGCATCATACTCCCCTTGCCTACCGATAAGTACTATTCCGCCTTTGTAGCCGAGTATGAAGGCAGATATTAATAATAACAAATCAAAATATAATTATGATTACAAACGATTATGAACCGGAGGAACTGCAGTTTGTCCTGCCGGAAGTTGTAAAAGACACATTCCCTCTTGAACTGACATTCGGAAATGCTGAAAACGAGAAGGAGATCATCAAGGCTGTCAACGAGCATTTCAATGTCATGTTCCCGGAGAATGAACTGGCAATGAGATATATGGATAATTTTGAAAAAGACGAGATCAGAAAGAAGTATTGTGAGCTCGTAGAGAAAGAGCTGCCAAGTGCCGAGGCAGAACTGCTGAGTGCAAAGGAAGAGGCCAAACGACTGAAGGCGGACGCTGAGGAGGCTCTTAATTCGGTTAGCAGACAGATCAAGGATTATGCCGCCAAGGTGACGGAAGGCACAAAGGAAAAGAAGCTGCCGCCAACCAAGACATTCCGTATAGCCCTGAACGGCTACTACCTTTTCTATTCGGTAATAAACGGCCGTGTTCTGCTGGTCAAGGCTGAAAAGATTTCATCTTACGACAAATCTTCCCTGTGGGCGCAGGAGGATAGAAACCGCACAGCCATGATGGAACTGTTCGGACTGGATTTTCCGGCAGTGGAGAAACCTGACGATGATGATTTTGACAACGAACATGACATGATTCCGGATGACAGCGACGACGAGCTAGGTAATGAAGATGATCTGAACGATGCATTGGGATGTGTTGATTCTGACGAAGAAGAAAACTGATGAGCAGGCTACGGCATAAGAGGGGACGCAAGTCGGCGTATGCGCTCTCCCTGACACGGAATCCATATTGGGAGAAGGTTGCAAGGGAAATACGTATCAGGGACGGACACAAATGCCGGCATTGTAACGCCCTCTATCCGCTGGAAGTACATCATATGCGCTATAAGGTGAACGGAATGTCCATAGTCGGTCATGAACTCGAACATCAGGACTGCCTTGTCACCTTATGCGCCTCTTGCCACGAAAAAGTTCATAAAGGAGTTATCAGACTATGAAATATCAATTACGAGATTATCAAAAAAAAGCCAGTGATGCCGCTGTAATGTGTTTTAAGATGAAGTCAGGCAGGAACGGTCTTTTGGTACTTCCGACAGGTGCGGGCAAATCACTCATCATAGCGGATATAGCAGCGAGGCTTGAGGAGCCTCTGATTGTATTCCAGCCTAATAAAGAAATATTGGAACAGAACTTTGCGAAGCTGCAAACATACGGAATTTGGGATTGCAGCATATATTCCGCGTCAGTGGGCCGGAAAGAGATCAGCCGCATCACATTCGCCACTATCGGCAGTGTCATCCGGCATATGAAGGACTTCCAGCATTTCAAGAACATTCTGATTGATGAATGCCATCTTGTCAAGCCAAGCGATGGAATGTACAAGAGATTCTTCGAACAGGCTGAAAGAAGGATTGTAGGGCTTACCGCCACCCCATACCGGTTATATTCCTGCATGAACGGAAGTATGCTTAAGTTTCTCACCCGTACCCGTCCGCGTGTCTTCTCCCAGGTCCTGTATTATTGCCAGGTAAGCGAATTGCTTGCCAAAGGGTTTCTTTCCCGGTTGAAGTATTACGATGTCACGAGAATTGACCTGACCAAAGTGAGGAGAAACTCTTCCGGAGCTGATTTTGACGACGCAAGCCTGTCTGATGAATTCCGGCGTGTGGATCTGTACGGCTATCTCATCTCCATAGTGAAACGATTGCTTCATCCCAAAGTCGGGGGAGCACGTAAAGGCATGCTTGTTTTCACCCGGTTCACCGCCGAGGCTGAAATGCTTGCACGGGAGATTCCTGACAGCGCCGTTGTAAGCGCGGATACCACCAAGTCTGACCGTGAGAGAATACTTGCCGAATTCAAAGCCGGGAAAATAAAAGTTGTAGCCAATGTCGGCGTGCTTACCACAGGGTTTGACTATCCAGAACTTGACACCGTCGTGCTTTGCAGACCTACCATGTCACTCTCACTGTATTATCAGATGGTCGGACGTGTCATTCGTCCGTGCCCCGGCAAGAACGGCTGGGTCATAGACTTATGTGGCAATATCAGGACATTCGGGAAAGTCGAGGATTTAAGGGTAGAACAACCGGAAAAGGACAAGTGGTGCATCAAGAGCAATGGCAAACAATTAACTAACGTAATATTATAATCATGTATATCATAAGAGGACAAATACCATCAAAGAGCAATTGTTACAAGATTGTTTCTCATTTTGACCCCAAGACCCGAAAGACACATTCCTCGCTTGCAAAACAGGAAGTGCTCAAGGAATACGAAAAGAACTTTTATATCCAATGCCCCGAACGGGGACGGATGATTGAGGGATATTTCAGACTGAGGGCAAAAGTCTATTATAACAGCAAACGGCCGGATTTGGACAACTCACTGAAGATACTGCTTGACTGTCTGCAAATGACGGGAACAATCAAAAACGACCGTCAGTGCGTGTACATAGAGATTGAAAAATTCGTTGACCGGAAAGAACCGCGTGTCGAGTATGAAATAACCCCGGTTGAATTCGGGTAAAGGAAACGCCTATGGCAAGACCTAATAAAATGGGATTGGATTATTTCCCTTTTGACGTTGATTTCTTTAATGATGAGAAGATTGTAGCCATATCCGGGGAATTCGGGATTAAAGGAGAAATTGTTGTAATCAAGCTGCTTTGTGCGATATACCGAAATGGATATTTCATATTGTGGAATGATCTGCTGAAATTCAAACTCCTTAGAGACCTGCCCGGAGTGTCTTCTGAATTGCTCGACAGCATAATGAACCGTTTAGTCTTATGGGGCTTCTTTGACAAAGACCTGTTTGATTCGATGGGAGTTCTTACCAGTGCGGGCATCCAGAAGCGATATTTCAAAATATCTAAAAGGCGTAAATCTGTGGATGATTTTAGATACTTATTAATCAAAGTTAGCGGTTGCGAAAACAAGGAAGTTTTTTCTTCCGACGATGGAGATGTATCGAGCGATACAGTTAATGTTTGCAATGGCGGGGTTAATGTATGCAATAACCCTTTTACTGCCGACATTAATGTATGCAAAAACACCACAAAGAAAAGGAAAGGAAATAATAAAGAAATCTCTCTATCGAGAGATAAAGAAAATCTTCCCCCTCCCGAAATTTTAGGCAAAGAATTAGACGAATGCTATGAGGAATTGTCAAGGGACATGAGCTGGAGTGAAATCGTAACGATGAATACACGTAATTCCGGTTACAAGGATTTTACGGTAGATATGTTCAAAACGTATTTAAAACATTTTTTCGAGAAACTTCAAAACGAGGGAGAGGTGAGGAAATCGCCCAAGGACGCAAAATCGCATTTTGCCCGGTGGCTGAAAATTGAACTTGAAAAACAACGAAACAATGGGAACAATAGGAGCTGTTATACAAGCAAGCAGGAAGCTAACGCCTACGCTCTTAGCTTGCTACAACAACATAAGCGAGACCTCGAAGAAGGCTTGGCTGACCAAATGGAAAGACCGTTCTGAGGTTGAAAGAGTATTTTCACCAACTCAGTGGGGATATACCCTTCAGAATCCGGAAAAGGCTTATATGGCAGACTGTCCCTCGCTGATGCAGTATGATGCGCTTTACGGCCATGGTTCCTCCGAATATTGGATTGACATACAGGTGTCTGGCATATTCGGGGCTTCCAACAGCAAGGAAAAGGGAGTTGCTGATGGAATAAGAATCTTCTGCCAGTCCTTTGCCTCACAGGTTAAGGCTTACAAACTTTCTGAGTTGATGTTGTTTTTCGCACGCTACAAAGCTGGAAAGTATGATAATTCATTCGCCTCTTTCGATGCCAGAAGAATTGGCAATGCCTTTTTCAAGGAGTTCAGGTCAGAAAGGAATTATGAGCTGGACGCTATAAACCGAAAGAGAATCCAGAATGAGATAGAGAACAGAAGATTCACTCCACCCGAAGGATATTCTTCTTTGAGCTGGTACAACGAACTAAAACGCCGTGCGGAATCCGATGATGCAGAATCCAAGCAAATAATAGATTTATGGAAAAAATCAGAATAAAGTGGAGCTCCAAAGGCATGAAAAGACGTAAAGAGATATGTGAACGTTTCGGTTTCAGCTCATATCTTACCCTGAATCATGAATCTGAGGTGTATGTCAGAGCTGAGGACCTGCCTGTCTTTAACGAGACTGTACGGCGTGGTTTTCTGACCGTTTTACCCTCTGGTAAAAAGGCGTAAAAATGGCGAAGTTTCTGTTTGTAAAACTTGTTCTCAACGTTTATCTTTATTGATATAACAAACTAAAAGTCAAACCAATACATTAAAACTATGGATATTAAAAACATTCTGATTAACAAAATCAGTCCTTCTCCGATAAATCCGAGAAAGAGCTTTGATGGAGCCACCTGTCCGGATGAGAAAAGCGGCGATGTTATCAACATTAACGATGCTTATAAGATGAAAAGCATGATTCCATTTTTGACAAACAACTAACGACCATGGCAAGTAATGAAAGTTTCAAACAGGCAATCAAAGCCTATCTGGACAAACGGGCGGAAGAAGATTCACTGTTCGCCCCCAAATATGCGAATGAGAAGAAAAGCATTGATGAATGCTGTAGTTATATCATGGGTGAAGCCAGGAAGCGTGGTAACGCCGTAGCGATTTCAGACGAGGAGGTCTACGGGATGGCAGTGCACTACTATGATGAGGACGATATCAAAATAAACCGGCTGCCTGCCGGAGAGAAAACGTCCGTATCATCCTCCGCCAAACCTGTGGAACTCACCGAAGAAGATAAGAAAGCGGCACGTGACAAAGCAATCGCACGGCTGGCGGAAGAACAATACCAGACACTCAGGAAGAAAAACGTCCGAAAGAAAGCGGATGATAATGTCCAACAAATGAGCCTGTTCTAATCATGAAACCGAGAACGAAACTTGAGAAGCGTGTAACCGGACTAAGCGGCAAACTGTCCGCCGTTACCGAAGTACAAAAAGAATGGGCGAAAGAACATGTATTCACCCATGAAGCATATAGGTGTAAGGATGAGCTATGGTGTTCCGAGTGCGGCGGAACATGGATAGACACAAGCAATAGCGAGCTGGGAACCACCCTGCTCGGTGATACGACCGAATGCCCGTACTGCCACCACAAACTGGACGTAAAGGTCAGCCGGAAACGAAAAGTCGAGGAAGAAAAGTACATGTCCATCTTACAGACCGCCGGAGAGTTCCAGATCATAAGACATATACTATGCTGCAAGTACGCCAGAAAAAGGAATTTTGATTTGAACAGCAGACAGGATTATATTCACTATACTTTCTTTGAAGTGGTCCAGGAATGGATCACCGTCGAGGGGAAACGCACCATCATGGCAAAACCGATGAATATGGGAGGCAACGGATGGATATATTCGGAACCACTGAGCATAAAGGGTGAATATGGCAGTTACAGCTATAATTATCGTGGAGACCTATATGCGATATGGGGATGGATATATCCAAGAAAAAAACTGATCCCGGAATTGAGAAAGCGGGGAATCGGGAAACGGTTCCCCGATGTACCCCCCTCAAAACTTGTACGAGACCTTCTGAAAGGTGGCAATGATGCGGAATTATGTATCAAGACCGGGCAGACGGATATGTTGAAGCACATGTACAAAACGGGCTATTACCAACTCCGATATAAACCGTCTTTCAACATCTGCAACCGTAACCGTTATATAATCAGAGATGCAAGCATGTGGAATGACTATATAAGCCTGCTGTCCTATTTCCACAAGGATCTGCATAACGCCAAATACGTATGTCCCAAAAATTTAAAAACCGAGCACGACAGATTACTAAGAAAGAAAAATGAAATTGAGGCAAGGCAAAGAAGGGAAAGGGACAAAATAAAGGCTATCCAAAAAGAAAAGCAGCTCAAGGAGGATATAGCATCATTCTACAACCGGATGGAAAGATTCTTCGGCATGGAAATCAAAGGCGACGGTATAACCATCCGTCCGCTTGAAAGCGTAACCCAGTTCTACAAGGAGGGCAAAGCCATGCACCATTGTGTATACGCCAACAGGTATTACAGACGCAGTGAATGCCTGGTCATGACAGCCATAGTCGGAGAAAAACATGTGGAAACTATCGAAGTGAATCTTAAATCTTTTCAGATAGTACAGTCAAGAGCCGTATGCAACGGAACATCGGAGTATCATGACCGCATTATCCAGCTGGTGGAGAAGAACATGAGTTTAATCAAAAAAAGAATAGCATAATGAAAGATTATATAGAATTTTTGAAAGACAAGATGGCAATCAGCCATCAGACAGGATTTGAAGTTAAGGCTGATGAACTTACCCCGTACTTATATCCCCATGTGAAAGATACAGTACGTTGGGCTGTTTCCGGCGGTTGCAGGGCGATATTCTCCAGCTTCGGTATGCAGAAGACCGTAACCCAGTTGGAAATATTAAGGGTGATACTTCGGCACAAAAGCGGTAAAGGACTAATAGTTTGCCCCAAACGTGTAGTAGTGGAGTTCCTGACACAGGCTGAAAAGCATTTGGGCATGAAAGTGACCTATGTACGTACTATGCAGGAGGTGAAGCAATGTCCGACCAATATCATGGTGACAAACTATGAACGTGTCCGTGACGGCGAGGACGGAATAAGAATAGAACCTTCCTACTTTACCGTTACCTCATTGGATGAAGCGAGCGTGTTACGTGGATTCGGAACCAAGACCTATCAGGAGTTTCTTCCTCTGTTTGCAGAAGTTCCGTACAGGTTTGTTGCCACTGCCACGCCATCACCCAACAGATACAAGGAACTGATACACTATGCCGGCTACCTTGGAGTGATGGATACCGGGCAGGCACTTACAAGGTTCTTCCAGCGTGACAGCACGAAGGCGAACAATCTTACCCTCTATCCCCACAAGGAGAAGGAATTCTGGTTATGGGTAAGTACATGGGCGTTGTTCCTCACCAAACCGTCTGATTTAGGTTATCCCGATACAGGATATGAGTTACCAGAGTTACGGGTACATGAAGAAGTCGTGAGTGTGGATAATTCCACTGCCGGAGCCGACCGTGACGGGCAGATGAAAATGTTCCGTGAGGCTGCTCTCGGCCTTGCCGATGCAGCTAAGGAACGTCGGGACAACATGCAGGAAAAGATTG